TTTGGCGTGGTGCGAATCTATATCATTGGCAGTACCAACAGCTGAAAATGCATGGCAGATGACGCCTCAATCAGGTAAAGAAGATGAGATTGATGAGGCAAATAAGGAAGGTATTGTATCTGGTCCGGCAAGTAATTTAGCGAAAATAGGTAAGGGTTTGGCATCTGTGCCAGTCATAGGACCCTATGCTCAAGCCGCTAGTTATGTAGCCAATGGTGTAGCTCAAGGTGCTAAATTGTTAGGATATTCTAGACCGCCAACAAGTAGTCTTGAGAATGTTAGACCATTTGCAACAACAAATATGGCCCTTGGAAATGTACCGGATTCAGTAAATAAGTTATCATTGGATGAAAAGCAAGCTTTAACACTTGATCCAAGGACTGCATCAATTGCACCAGAAGATCCTTTGGCTGTTCGGAATATAGCCTGTAGGGAGTCTTACCTAACCAAGTTTAATTGGTTTAGACAAGATAATTCTGGTGAATGTTTGTTTCAATCATATGTATCACCAGTATTGTGGACCAAATCTGGTACTAATACGGTGCATTTCCCTGCATGTGCTGCTGCTACAATGCCTTTCCTTTATTGGACAGGTACTATAAAATTTCGATTTCAAATCGTTTCCTCATCATACCATAGGGGTCGACTCAGGTTTGTATACGATCCTAATTTATTACCTTGGAATTATGAAGAGTACAATGTCAATTACCAACAAGTGATCGATATTGGTGAGACGAAAGATGTGACTATTGAAATCGGAATGGGAAAACCCTTGGCATACTTGCTCCATGAAGATCCTGCCGACAATCCTATACCATTCGTAGCCAATCCTATAGTAGGAACTACTCTTCCCAGGAGTAATTTGGAGAAGAATGGTGTTTTAGGAGTGTATGTAGTTAATGAGCTAGCAGCTGCTAATACGACAGCTGGCAATAATAATGTGGAAGTCAATGTCTTCATTTCTGCAGGTGATGATTTTATGGTCGCAGGTCCTGATGATAAATACCAAAGATATGTTTTTAAACCACAAAGTGGTATGGAAGCACAGGATGGTGATAATACTGATGAACCCAATGCACCAGAACAGAAGATGTCCTTAATGGTAAATCCCACTGTTGCGATGGATAAGTTGAATGAAGTTTATATGGGCGAGACTATACCCAGTTTTCGCACATTACTTAAGAGATATTCTATACACAGGAGGTTGCCATTGCGAGATGGTGTTATACAGACTGGACCCACGAACTCCCGATTTTTCGAGAGATCGTGTGCATTTCCATATTTGAGAGGTAACGTACCCGGAGCCATTGATACAACTGGTTTGGGTGACCCTTATAATTATTGCAATACTGTTTTAATCCATTGGATAAGAAACATGTTTGCGGGATGGAGAGGAGGAATACGTTATAAAGTTGCAGCTGATGAATGCTATGGAACTTCTTTAACTAGTACTAGCATTAAGATGGTTGCAGAGAGAGCCTCGCCTGTCGGAGCGGAATCACCATTGTATACAACTGATTATACAGAATTCCTTCCCAGTGATTTGACCAATGCAAAGGCAAAGGAAAATGTCATTAAAGGGAAACCTTTTCGATATGATATTACAAGAGGAGGTACAATGGCTACATCGACAGTGAATCCCATACTTGAATTTGAGATTCCTTATTATGCACCAGTACGATTTTGCCCTTCCAAAAGATCAGATTATACTGGCATAACTGCATATTTGGAAATTCCACAGATGTATGTTAATGCTCAAGGGAGTTTCTCCAGGTATGGTACTATGGATTATTACGTTGCGGCTGGTGAGGATTTTCAAGTATTTTTCTTTACCGGTATGCCTCGGGTATATTTTGAAGCTACTCCACCTGATGCATAAATGAATTGACCTGAATATGTCTATAAACTATTCATTGCTTTATAGCACGTGTGATGAGACAACTTTAGTTGCACACGTTAAATATAATATAAATACGTTTCTGTGATCGAAACGGGCGCGATATTCTCGATCGTAGCCGGGCAATGGCCAAATTCTTGATTGTTAACAATAGAGTTTTTACTAGGCTGTTGCCTAGGTTTTTTA